CCCACCACCAAAACTTCCACCACCGATGTTTGCGGCACCACCGCCACCACCTGCGTAGTAGTAAGTTCCAGAAACGTTTTGACCAGTTGAAGTAACTGAACCCCATGACGAATATGCGCTAGTTCCTGCTCCGCCATTACCGGCTGCACTGCTGTTTCCAGCAGAACCAACGGCAGTTGCACCACCGCCTGCGCCAGAAGAATATGGAGAAGTTATTAATGAAGCTCCACCGTTGTTACCTTGACCAGAAGTTCCTGATCCAGCGGTAGTTTGCGAAATACCAGCACCACCGCCTGAACCGCCAGTTGCAGGCGGAAGTGCGCCGTTACGAGAACCACCGCCTCCGCCGCCTTTTACTAAAGTTAATGCTCCGAATTGTGAATCGTTACCATTGGTTCCATCTAATACCGCTGTGGTTGAACCTGCTCCACCTGAACCAACTGTGCAAGTGTATGAATTAACTGCAAGAGATTGAGACGTGAAAGCCAATAAACCGCCAGCTCCGCCGCCACCACCTGCGCCGTAAGCTCCGCCAGCACCGCCAGCCACAACCAAAATATCGGCAGTTAAAGCTGCGCCTGATATTGCTAAAGTGCCGCTTGATGTAAAAGTACGATAGTAATAAGTAGCATCTGAAGTAAGAGTTCCACCCGTTGCAACTGGTTTAGGCGGACTACTTGGTGCTAATAACCCTGCGGTAATTGCGCCAATCACTATGCAATACCACCAGCAACGTACCAAGTATCTGTAGCGGTCTTAATGCAGACTGCTGTCTTGTATTGAGCCAAGGTAGGAGAAGCTGCTACAGCACCGGCTGAAAGAACTGTGGTTGTGCCAGAGGTAGTTGCGCTGATTGTGACTGCTCCAGCACCCTTGTTAAGAATGGTGATTGCTGTGCCTACTGGGAAGGCTACAGAGGCGTTGGTAGGAATCTTAAAGGCTACTGCTGTTGCCTTGTTCATAGGAACTAAGACTTGGTATTGATCTGTAAGGACGGCTGTGTAGTCTGCTGTCTGGTCAGAACCTACTGTGAAGGTAATAAGTCCGTTGACTGTCGCGGCGGTAAGGATATCGCCTGTTGCTGCTGGTAGTCCTGATGCCATTATATCTCCTAGTATCCCAATGTATTAGTGCCGATTATACCGTAATATGAGCTTCCAACCACGAAACCATCGGCAATCGGTTCCAGCGTCGTAATTGTGCACATCATTTTGTTGGGTGTGATATCCCAATTGATGCCCTGATATTGCAGGTTCTTTACAATGGTCGAGCCATCGGGTTGAACGTTAGTTATCAGAAGATTGTCAAAGAAGTCCAGACCAAGCATTGTGTCGGTTGGAACTGCTGGGTCTAGTAGATCAACTAGCATTTCGTCAATGCGAATAGTGGTCTCTTGGCGAGTAGCCACATATTCCCTGGCAATGTTAGTAACAATGGTGTCTGTTTCAGCTACAAGATCAGTCTGGGTAATGCTATGCGGGAAGTATTTATCGACTGAAGTCTGATTAACAACTGAGATTGTACTGCCACCGGCTCTTGCTAAATTGGCTTGGTTAATGATGAGTTTGTCATCAAAGGCAAACTTAAGGTTGCGGTAAGGAATTCCACTAGATTGGTTAAATGCTACTGGAGTTTTAGACAATGAATCCATTACCTGTGTGCGGTTCTTGAATACTGCTGTGCCTGAGCCGTCAATATAGAACGCACCTGTCTCTGAGAACTCGGCGTTCTTGATTGCTCCAAGGCTTGTGCGGGTTGCTCCAGAGTCAACAACACAGGTATTTAGTCCTGTTGCAATAGTGCGCAATGCTGTTGGGAAAGATACTTGATCTAAGATAGATGAGATTCTAGCTGAGGTGGTCTGTCCTGCTGTGCCGCCTGTAACTGTTGTAATGCTTGCCATGTTAAACAAACGGAAAGCATCAGAGCAGATAAGGTCAACGTAACCTGTATCTTGATTGACTGGGTAGGTATATTTATATTCAGTTACATAGCCGCTAAAGAGATACTTCTGAGTTGTTGCTGTAGTTGCAGAGACACGTACTTTGCGCAGAGGTACAAGGTAGCCATAATAAGGCGATGCTGTGTTCTGTGGGTTAAAGTAGGAAAGAGGGTCTAGTACTCGGACTGTGCAAGTGCCAGCCTCATACTGATCACGTTGGATATTGCGTCCTCTTACAATGCTTATCTGATAAACGTTAGGCGTTAAGTCAACAATAGGTTCAGGCAAAGTAGAAGTGCCAAGGGTGTTAGTACCCAGGATTCCGTACTTGCTATCTCCGATTACGAAGCCTTGCCAACCGAATGTAGCACCATTAGAGAAGTCGAAAGAGACTGCTATCTGTGCTGGTAAGGTCATGTATAGGTACCAAACATTCCTAGGATTCTACCAATTTGTGATGGTGAACCTGAAAGGCTAGATTTTTGAATTCCTGCGCTGACTGCTGAAATAAGTTCTTGTTCTGTTACAACGCTGCCGTTGACATACACGTTAACTTGAGGAGGAGCTGCGTAAGTGCTAGTTCCTGGTGTAAAACCGCCGTTGCCTGAGTTAGAACTCATGATGCTATCTGGCACGTTTGTGGATGGGATTGCTGGTGTTGGAATTACTGTTTGTCCACCAACCATGCCGCCCATTGATCCTGTGCCTGTAACAATTGCCCTTGCTTTTTCTGCAAGCATGTCAAGATAAGCAGCCCATGAAGCAAAAGGATTTTTAGCATCTGGAAGGCTTGCTAGATAATTAGCAAGATGCTCACCTAGTCCTTGAGCCTTGGCTATTTCGTAAGTTAACTTTTGTGCTTCTGATGTGTTGCCTGTTAATAAAGCCAACTGTAGTAATACGCGCTTACGATCTTCATCGGACAATTGACCTTTAAGAGCTGCAATTAAACCAATCTGTTCTAAGTCAAATATTGACCCAGCCTTCTTAAGTAAGGCTTGCTTCTTTTGTTCTGCTGTAAGGTCTTTCTGAGCCTTAACCTGCTTAGTGGTAAGAGCTGCTAATTCCTTGGCGCGCTTGGCTGCAGCGGCTTCTGCTGCGCGTTGCTGCGCTGTGCGCGCTGCTGTGCCTGCCGGTGAAGCTGATCTATTAGTAGAAGGTGCTGCCTTTTGGAATAACTTGCCATTAACACCAGTAAGACCACCAAATGAGGTAAGGAAATCTAAACCCTTGTATAATTTAGCAAAGCCGCCTATAACTGTCGCGATGGCTAAAGTAACGCCGTTAATTGCCTTGGCTATATTATCGATTGCCTTGACTGCATCCGCTGTAGAACTGCCTCCGGCTAGTCTTGCAAAGGCATCGACTAGACCTGCGCCAATAGTTTCCTTGGCATTGTTACCTGCAAGGCTTAGGGCATCAAGTTTGTAAGAAGTAGTTGTAAGGTAATCCTGAGCTGCTCCGGCTGAGCGAACCAACATGATTCCTAAAATATCTGCAAAAGACTTGGACTTAAGTTCTGCTTGGGTAAGTCCTGTGTTGTACTTCTTAAGTCCTCTGGTAATTCCTACATAACCTGAAGCCAAATCTTGTGAGACTGTGGCTAAATCAATACCACTTGCTCGGCTTATCTGAATTGCATTATTAAGCAATTCTTGAGATTTAGTAAGTGATCCTGTAGTGGTCAGTAACGCCTGAAACGCTGGACGCAAAACGTCATCGGCAATGTTAGATGACTTTTCTAAATCTGCTATGAATGTGGTGACTCTGGCCTGAGAAAAAGAAAGTCCAAGGTTATCGACTGCGCTTGCCAATCGGCGAGCTGCTGCTTCATCTGCTGAAAATGCTTTGACGGCTGCTTTGCCATAACTGACAATGGCTGCGCCACCTAGAGCAAGACCAAGAGTTCTGCCTAAGCCTTTAACTGATTTTTCTAATGCAGACGTTGCTTTATTAGCTTCAAAGAATGCCTTACGTCCGATGAACTCGGACGCTATATCAACTCTTAATTCTGCCATTACATATTTCCTGTCTTAGCATTGAACTTAGAAGCAGACTTCTCAATTGCTTTAAGAACGCCATCTTGGGCTTTGCCACGATCATCTTCAAATGCTCTAAAGATTGCTGCGCCTGTCATCTTCTGACCCTTGCCCACAAGTTTTCTGTCAATTTGCTTGCCAAGGCTAGGAGTAAAGTTGCCTGTGATTCCAGACTTGCGTCCTGCGGTCTCATAGATAGCACCAGCAGCAGACTTGTTAAATATAGATGCAAGGGCTCTGAAGCCTCGGCGATTAGGCTTGCTAGGGCTAGTCTTAAATGTGATTCCCCTACGAGCTTCAATAACGTCGTAGGAACGATTTGCCCAACGACCTTGAGCATTGGGACGCTTGAGCCATCCAGAAGGTGCTTGCTCATTGCTAGGCAAGAACCCACGAGCATTCTTAGTTACTGGCTTAAGGAAAGAACTAATCTCCTTAGTAACTTCCTTAGATAAATCCGGCTCAAATTCTTTAATGGCTTTACGAAGAGCGATTGCGCCTTGCAGCTTTACTGGCATCGCTTCGCTCCTTCGCTATGTCCTTTAGGACTTCTATGTGTGCCTTAAATGCCACCGCCGGTAGTTCTACGATGGTTTGAAACGGAACTCCATACTCGTAACTCAAGCGAGCTGCGAGATAGGTGAGGGAGTTCCGATCTACCCTAAAGGGTCAGATTCCAGCACTTCCACGCTTTTTAACGTTGAAAGGAAATCTTCCCCGAAAGGTTTGACTGTTTCACCCGAACGCCTAATTGCTTCCCAGCAGAGCCAGTACACGTCTGACTGCTTCTGGTCTTCTATCAGAGCTTTGTGAAAGCCCTTCTTGGCGTATTGCTCAAAGGCATACTCGATAAGCGGAGTAATTTCATACTCTGTTATTGAGTTATCAGCCCTTGTTACTTTGAGTTTTGCCATGTTAGCCCCTTAGTTAGTTATTAGAATGAACCAGTTGTTGCGACTGCGATAGTACCAGAGACGTTAAAAGTAATGCTTTGTGTTGAAAGGTCTCCAACTGCTCCGTTGATATCTGTTGTATTGTTGATAAGGCATGTTGCTGTATAGAGAGGGTTAGTCGCTGATACTGCTGTTCCCTTTGACTGTAGAAGCACGATTGGAACGTTAGTTCCCCATGCTGCCTGTAGTGTTGCAAGAACGTTTGCTGATG